TCACCGCTGGTTCCATAATCACCTGAACGATCAAATGTATATTCAGTGTTAGATGATTCATCCAGCCTCTTACCTTTTAAGTATACTTCATTAAACTCATTTTCTAATATAATAGCTGTAGCCTTTTTAATCCTATTATTTTTAATAGAAGGACCTTCATTTAAAACATCCTTCCATTTTTCTAATAATTTATTAATATCCATTTTTCTTCCTCCAGTATTTATTATAAGCGCCTAACTTCTACCACTAAAGTGGTAAGGTTTGCGGCGGACTAAAGCCAATTTTAATCATTCTCTCTTAGTAGCTTCACAAATCTATCTATTTGCATTTTAAATGGTGTTTTATCTTCGTCTATCTCTTCTTCACTTTTATTTTCTTCTACTTCTGATAAACCTTTACCTTCTACATCTAAATCATCATATTTTTCTGTTTTATTAAAATTAGAATTAACTATAATATCGAACTTTCTATCAATATCATTTTTAGTTTTAACATCTTCTAACAAACTCATAACCATATCTCTTTTTTCTTCTGTCAAACCTTCGCATTTTTCTCTTTTGTAAATTTCAGCTGCAAAATCAACAACATCAGATTCTAACGCAAGGTTTTTTTCGTACTGATCATTAAGTTGTTCTTGTAAATTTAATATTTCATCTCTGGCTTCTTTTAATAATTTTCTAGCTTCTTCATCCAGAGTTCCTTCATCGACAGCAATCCTTAACTTAAATTGCTCAATAAGATCGTCATATAATTCACCTTTTTTGGCAAATTTTTCAATTTTTTCAGGAATTACAAGTTCCTCTTCAAGAATTGAATCAACAAAGTTTGAAAATTTTTCTGTAATATCTTTCTTATACTCTTCAAACTTTTCTTCATATAACGAAATCAAATTTTCTTTTTCTTCTGTAATAGCTTCATCAAGTTTTTCTTTTACTTTAATATCGATAATATCATTAATTTTATCTATTACTTGCTTTTGTTGTTCTTCATTAAGAACGTCTATACCCAGAAGTTTTGTAATGTCATCTAAATTCATCAATATATACGCCGTAATGACTCCGATATAAATACCGGAGATAAAACAGCTTTCCTCCTTTTTTTATTAGAATTAGAAATATAATTGATATTATATTGTCAGCATTTAAAATATTAACCGACAATAAATATTTTTTTTAAATTTTATTATTTAGTTCTAACTAAGGTCATTCAACCTAAGATTTTAGCAAGCTTCGTTATTCAAAGCAAGATAATTAACTCTTAATATTCCAACTATTTCTATATCTATTTATATAAACAAAAAATTTTTGTGTTTTTTTATACATAAACCTTTTTCTTAATTTTACCTAATTTAGCTCTTATTTTTGCTAATCTGGCATATCTTCTGCCGGCTGCTGATTTTCTCCACTTTTTTGCCGCCCTTCTTAGTTTAGATCCCATTGTTCTTTTTTTCTTTTTGTATGCTCTTTGGGCAGCTCTATGTTCTTTTCTGCTGATACGCATTCTTAGTTTTTCATTAACAGCATCATCATCGTCATCATCTATATAGTCATCAATATCAATATCAACACCTAGAGCAATCATTAAGTCATCTAGTTTTTCTAATTGTTCTTCTGTAAATAAATCAAAGTCTAAAGAATCAAGAAAAATATCTAATTTCTCTGAAACAGTATCAAAATAATCTTCATCAACTTCAGTATAATCGTCAATATAATCTTTTATTTTCTCTATAATCATTAATATATATACCGTGAAGACTCCGATATAAACACCGGAGAGAAAACGGCGACCCCCTTTGTATATTTCTATTTTTATAAATTCTTTTCTACTTTATGAAAAAATTTAAGAAGTTTTTCTGTATATTCCTTCTTAGCAGATTCAATTAAATTTATATTATCTTCTTTATCATATGGTAAATAAAAATTTTTACCTTCATATATACCATTCAACCAAGAACCACTATTACTTGGAGATCCAACTATATCATATGTTACCAAGGAAAAATCTTCATTAACCCATCCTTCATCACTGACTGTTCCCAATCCTCTTGACGATATACCAACTTTACCACCATCTTTTATAATTGATTTTAATATCTCTCCATTTGGAGTAGACAATATTTTAGCTTTACCAAAAATATTATTTCCTTTCCATTCTAAATGTTCAACTATAATAGCTGCTTTATCAAGATTTATTTGGGGACTAGTTGGATGATTCAATTCACCATAAGCACATTTATTTTTTATTTTTTCTTTAATATATTTGTCAACTTCTCTTTCCAAAATATTTTTTGGATATTTTCTGGAATTAGCATTTTCCACAAGTGCTGTACTAAAAATACCAACAACATACATATTTTTACTACTTTCTTCAATTAACTCAATATCATATGATTGTTCAGTTATTAATTTAACTAATTTTTTCATTGCATATACGTCGTATATACTCCTGCATTCATACCGGAGAGAAAACGACGACCCTCCTTTTTTTTATTAGAAATATATTGACATTCTCTTCGCTCTAAAATATTTAACAGTTTTTTTAATTGTAGTTAAAACTAGTCAATCTGATCTTTTGTAAGCTCTGTTTTTTCAAAGCTTGACAGCTGATCGTCATCAACTTCATCATCAAATTCATCGTCATCAACTTCATCGTCAACATCAACACCAATTTTATCTGATATATATTCACTTTTTGCTTTATTTATTTCTTTTTTTAATATTTCTTTTGCTTCAACATAGTTGTCTCTTTCAAAACAATCCAAAGCCTTTTTAATATTTTCTAAGTTCACAGGCATATATTACATTCTCCTTTTAATAATATTTATTATTTTTTTAAAAAATATTACTTAGTATTTTTCACTACTAGATTCTAACTCTCTTTCCTTTTTTAAAAATTTTTGATTTTCCTCTATTTTATCATCATCCCATTTTAAAAATTCTTTTTGTAGAAATACTTTAGAAAATTCAGATTGATTTGCTAGTTGTAAATAATTATTAAAATGTGTTTCCATTAAGTTTTGTTGTTGCCTTTCCTTATAATAACTAGGTGGAGTCATAGTTATATAAATGTCATCATCATCTATTTTGATACCTTTGAATTTTAAATGTTGTATAAATGTGTTTTTAATACTTTTACAAAATTTATCCTGTTGTCTTTTTAAAAATATAGACCATTTAACTTCATCTCTTGATATCTCACCAGCAGGACTTCCAGTAAATAAAATATCTGATTCTCTTTTTTCTTCCATTGAAGACACTCTTGATAAAGGATACTTTAGAGATCTGTATAATTTTCTACTAAAATAATATACATCATCAAGTTCAGTAAATCCTTTTGCATTGCCTCCAACTGTAGATACATCAGATCCTCTACCATCTGATGAAACTGGTAGATAAAAATCTTCTATCATTGAAAAAATATTAGGATCATTAGTCAGCCTTCCGGTTGATGTATTGTATGTTTGAGTCCTGGAAAGCTTTCTTTTTACTTTTTCTGTATATTTCATAGCTTTGTCTATCGGCATATTTCCAGTATCAATTTTAAACACGAATCTCTCTGGAGCTCTTACTATGCGATATATTACAACTGATGTTTCTAATAATTTTAATTGGTTATATGGCACCCTTGTTTTATCAAGATATCCTATAATATCTTTTCTATTTCTACCATATACACCATAGTCTATAAAACTGATTTGATCTGGATAAAACAAAATAATATCCTTTCTTTTTCTGGCTTCTTCTATTGTAATTGCTCTTTTAGCTTCTGGTTTTAAATATTGCATAAACATTTTTATTTTTCCTGTAATAACATCATAATCAAAATCCATACTTTCGCTAGGTAATTTTTTAATTGATATTATACCGTTTTTTTTGTTTTTTTCGTCTATTACTTTTTCATAGTATAACCTTCCATCTATCAGATAACTTCTAAACATATCTTCAATTTTATGATTTAAATTAAGTCTGTTATATACTAAGTCATTAAATGCATCACTTATTTCTCTTCTTGCGTTTTCGTTTTTTACTCTTTCTTCTTTTATTTCAAGTTTAAAAATATTACCATCTAAATCTTCTTGTGTTGATTCTATAACAGCATCCTCAATAACATCAGCAATCTCAGCCATTTCAGCCATCATTCTATAATTTTTTATTTTAGCTATTTCATTACTAAAACTTTGATTTAAAAATCTTTTATAGAAAGTATTAAAAGAAGATATTCTTTCAACTGAATACCCGTCGTCAACAAATTCAAATCCTTCTCCTGATCTGCTTTCTATCTTTTTGATATTTTCTGCTGGAGGTTTAAAAGCTTTTATTTCTTCTTCTAAAACATCTTTTCCAATTAACTTATTAAATATTTTTTTAAATGCACCCAATTATTCATACCTCCGATGATTTAGTTAAATAATTAAAATACTTTTCTGCCCAATACGGTATACTTTCTTTTCTTATTGAATGATAAATTTTAACTATGTCAATTTTCCCATTTTTTCTATTAACTTCACCCTCACCAACTATAAATGATCTGTCTTTTATATTTTTTGTTGAAATAAATCCATTATCATATAAAAAATTAACAGCAGTACTGTGTAATAAATTATATCTCCACACAATTAACTCTTTATTTGTACTATTTATTAAAAACTTAACACTTCTTAAACTTCTTAATTCACCTTTTTGAGGATTAATAAAAAATTCTATATACTTATTACCAAACATGTCAGATGCCAAATATTTTTCATTAAGTAATTTACTTATTTTATTTATAATATTATTTTCAATCACGACGTATTTTCCTATTAATCATACCAATTCCATACATTAAAATTTTCTAGTGGTTTTGTAAAAAATTTATCAGCCCAATGTTTTCCTGAAACCTTATTATGTACATAATCTCCTCTTATTTTCCCTTCTAGTGTCACCCTACCAGCACCACAATTAATACTTTCTTGATTTTTAGTTAATAAATTTTTACTCTTCAGATATTTTATTGCTGGTTCGTGTAAAACACATGCTTTCCATACTATTAAATTTTTATTTAAGTCATCTATTACAAATCTGACTTCTCCGAGTTCAATTAATTCCTTTCTACTAGGATTAACAAAAAATTCAGTATATATTTTGCCAATCTTTTCAGAATCTAAGTATTCTTCATTAAGTAATTTATTTATTCTGTTTATAATATTATTCATTAAAACCCTGTATTTTTTTATTATGTTAGTGAAAACAATTCTTTCTCTGTAATAATCTTAAAATGATATCCGTTTCTTATACAGTATGCATTAGCAGACTTCCATTTTGATATATTTCTTTTGTATGTTTTTATTTCAGTCAATATTGTCTTAGCTTTTTTTCTGCTAGTTTTTCTTGGTGGAACTGTTTCTTTATAGGGTTTTATTTCTACTATATATATATTTATATTATTGTTTTTATCTTTTATTTTTAATATAAAATCTGGATAGTATCTTCTATTTTTTTGAGTTGCAACATCAAAGTATGGTATAGCAATACATTCTGATCCCCATTCTATAACATTATCATTAATGTCACACCATCTACAAAAAGCTACTTCCCATGAACTTCTTAGTATTATAGGTGCATTTCCTTTATATTTTTTTTTGTTAACTGGTTCATATATCACATGTTTTTTTGGATCAAAATTATATTTTATCATATGCGACATTTACTAAAGCGGTAAGATTTGCAGCAAGCTAAAACCAATTTCTATTATGATTTTAAATATTTTTCTAAATCCTCTTTTGTAGCTTTTGGATTTTTGCCAATATATTCTTTGTACTCTTTAGGACTTTTAGTTGACTTCAGATTACCGTATTTGGTCTTTATATAACCTTTTATCCAAGTACCATTTTCCCATGTGCCATTT